TTCCTCACAAATGCCGACCTATTTAACTAAGGTATAAATTCACTAGGAGGTGAACAATATGTCGGAACAAAATCTAGATATTACTAAAGCAACAGAATCAGGCGTAGCCGTTTCTGGAGGCATTGGTAATGCTACAGCACAAGGACCAGACGGTAACTTGACTCCAGCAGAAAGCCTTGGCTTCTCTGCTTCAGCAAATTACGGTGTCACAACAGGTGCTAACGCAGTTAATCCAACTGGTACACCAGGTGGTATTCTTGCCCCTGAGCAAGCTCGTCGCTTCATTGACTATGTGTGGGATGCAACAGTTCTCGCCAAAGATGGACGTAGAGTTACTATGCGGGCAAACACCATGGAAATTGAGAAGGTTAACGTTGGTGAGCGTGTAATTCGTGCAGCAGCTCAGGCTGATGACACATACACAAATGCTGGCGCTTCTTTTACCAAGGTAGAGCTAACAACCAAGAAGATTCGTCTTGATTGGGAAGTATCTACAGAGTCACTTGAAGACAATATTGAAGGAGGTGCGTTGGAAGATCATCTAGTTCGCTTGATGACCAATGCATTCGCTAACGATATTGAAGACCTCGCTATTAATGGCGATGGCTCAACTGGTAACTTCCTTTCAATCATGGAAGGTTTCGTACACAAGGTTACAGATGGCAGCGATGCTCACGAAGCACTCGTTACAGTAACCAATAATGACTGGACTCCAGTTGTTATGCAGGATATCATCCTCGCAATGCCACGTAAGTATCGTGCAATTAAGAGCAATCTTAAGTTCTATGCAGGTACAGATGCATTCCAGGGTATCGTTCGTAACAACGGTACACTTGCTGATGCAATTGCTGAAGCATTTGCTGGTACACCAGCTGGTGCTAATCCACAACGTCAAGCATACCTTGATGGTCAAGGACAAACCCTTGGTGGAGCTCGCACAACCCGTGTTCTCGGTGTAGATGTTATGGAAGTTCCTTACTACCCAGCAGATTATGTTGATCTAACATTCCCTGCTAACCGTGTATGGGGTTTCCAGAGAGACATCACAGTTAACCGTGAGTACAAGCCAAAGAAGGACACAATTGAATACACAGTATTCGTCCGTTTTGGTTTGCAATGGGAAGAGCTTGATGCAGTTGCTTGGGCAGATGCGTCAGGTGTTTCGGAGTAATCCTTAACCTAATAAGTTGAAAAGGAGGGTAGTGAAATATCTACCCTCCTTATTCACATTCTGATATAATAGCAGTGGAGGAGTAATAATGTCAGCAGAACTAATAGAGAGTTTAAAGAAGCAAACAGTACCTCAATTAAAATCATATGCAAAGAAAAATAACATAGATTTATTTGGTGTAAGTACAAAGAATGAAATACTAGAAGTAATATTTTCTTTCATACCAACAGTAGAACAAACAGAAATGAAGAAAAAAAGAGAGAGACCAGATAGAGATGAAAAGGTAGCAGTATTTTCATCAAGAAACTTATTCTGGAATGGTGTTGGGGAGCTAAACAAAGGCTACACGATACTACCAAAGGAGGTATCCGAAAAGTGGCTATTGCATAAGGCAGTTCGTACAGCGAGTCCTGATGAGATAGCAAAACACTATAAGGTTAAAAAATAATGGAACTATTAAGAAAGCCTCCATACCCACTAATTGCAGTATATTCAGTGCCAGAGCCTGGCGACTATACTGTTATTTTAAAAGATAAAGACAGAGATCTTCTTGTTGATTCTACAACTGTAGAAGCAGATGAAGCACTAAATGTAAACTATGAAGTACCAGCGGTAGTGGCACAGTATGACGACTCATACTATTTACAAATTATAAATGAAGAGTCTGAGGAAATTGTTGTAGAAGATAATCTTGAAATCGTAAGACCATATGTTGATCCAGCTACATTAGGAACAACTGCTACTGAAATATCAGAGTATACTCAGTACGAAAAAATAGCAAGATCTTTAATTGATTCAATCACTGGTGGTTTTTATTACTATAGTGACTATGTAGATACTGTTGGACAGGGAACAGATTATATTCCGCTATGGAATCGTACATATAAAATATTAAAAGTTTATGAAAATTCTTCACTAGTGTATGATGCATTAGATACAGAAAATGGCCCAGCGCTCACAAACTGGACTTATTTACTTAACAAAGACAAAACTGCAATTACAAAAGAGCCAGTGACTTTGGCTGATGAGTTTAATCGTTCAGAGCAGGCACCACCAGCAATCATGGTTGCCCCGTCAGATTCTTATGCTTTATTTGATACAGAAGACAGCGGAAACATATACACAATATCTCCAGGCGTAGCATTTCCTAAAGGATATGATTATATTTTTGAATTAGAGCAGGGATATAAGGTTGTACCTAATGACATTAAAGATGCAACAGTTATGCTTATTAATGACATAAAGTGTGGCAAGCTTGACTATTATAAGAGATACGTAGTTAACTATTCTACAGACCAGTTCAGAATTCAGATTGATAAGTCTTCTTTGGATGGCACTGGAAATATTTTGGTTGATAAAATTCTAGACAAATATGTAAACAATATAACTAAGCCTGGAGTTTTATAATGATTGATCTGTGCGATACTACAGATTTTATGTATCCTTTAAAAGCAGATATTTACTATCCAATTGTTGAGCAAGGAGCATACGGAAATGTTCAAAAAACTTGGGTCATTGATAGAACCGTAGCATGTAATTTTGCACCAGCAGGAACAGCTTGGGCAGAAGAAGTAAAGCCAAATCCACTTATTAATGTTGAGACAGTTTTAATTGGAAGGTCTCGTGATGATTTAAGAATTAGTTCAAGAAATGCAAAAGATTCTATAGTTAACGTTATAGTGACTAATATAAGAACAGCAAACGAAGTTCCAGTATATGTAGAAACAGCTGGGCCAAGATCTGGAAAGTCAACAATATTTGAGGTTGCAGCTAATGAACCAATAGTTGGTCCTTTTGGAAATATAGATTATTATAAGCTAGTAATTAGAAGATCAGAGAATCAGGCAACGGATCTATGATAAGAATAAAGCTAAACTCTAATAAGCTCATATCTGATTTGAATAATATTACTCAGTATTCTTTTGGTTTTTTAGATGGAGTAAACAAAGGAAAGAATGTTTTTCTACGTAATGTTGGAAATCTTACTAAAGAATTGTTAGAACAATATATTGATTCAAATGCTAGATCAAATCCACAAATGCTACACCATGTATATGAGTGGCATAGAACTGGAAGTCCAGATGCAAGATTATATGATATTAAGTATACTGTAAGTGGACGTGGACTTTCTTTTTACTCTAGTTTTAAACAGTCTACCTCAATAAAAAATGGTTCTAGTGTTCCATTTTACAATAAAGCAAAAATAATTGAAGAGGGTATTCCAGTAACAATTAGACCAGTACGATCTCAAGTACTAGCTTTTGAAGATGACGGAGAACAGGTTTTTACCAGATCTCCAATAGAAGTATTAAATCCTGGAGGAACAAGAGCTGAGCGTGGATTTCAAAAAACTCTAGATACATTTTTTAATAAATATTTTACTCAAGCATTTCTTAAAGCTAGTGGTATAAGGGATCATTTAAAAAACCCTGTAATATATAAAAAGAATATGGCAAAGGGTAAAGCTACAGGAAGATCTGCTGGGGTATCAACAGGTTATATTTGGATTACTAATGCAGGAGTTAATATATAATGGCTAATGACACAACACTAAATACACCCGTAGTTTGGATTAATAAATATTTACAAGACAAGATATCTTTATTAACCAATCTAGGAGATATCCCATTTTTCCCTACACAGCCATCAACCCTAGAAGCTCTTACCAGCTCTTTCCCAGCAGGTGGCGTAATGGCAACATATGACAGAATGTTTAAAATGAATAGGTCTTCATTTCCTCATATTAAATGTGAGCAAGTGCTATATTATTTTTACGCTACTGCAGAGACTAGTATAGAAAAAATGATTCAAATTACAGAGGCTGTTTATAGGCTGCTAGATCGTGGAGACGAATCCGCAGAAGAAATAAACAACTGGTGTTCAAATCGTAGAGTAAATCTTGGCGGTACAGAAGGACTAGTAGACAATATGTTCTATTTCCATGACTTTAAGGTTTATCAACTAGAGGAAACCAGGGATATAATTGACTTTGGCACAGCCAGAACCTATGCTGGAAATAAGATAATTATTGACTTTGACTACCATCAAATGCCAGATTTGACCAATAAAGACTGGTCTCCAGAAGCCAAGCTTTCTGGCGATAATAAAATAACAATATAAAAATGCTGATATACTTAGGGTGAGGAAACACGCCAAAACTTAATATACTTTATTTGAAAGTAGAGGTGAAAAAATGGCATATACTCGTGGTAATTCTACCAATATTATTGTTGGTGCAGCTGCAATGTTCGTTGCAGATTCAACATTGACCCCAGGAACACTGGAGTCTTTTGTTGGAACAGAGTCATTCAAGGAAACCCTTGCTGATGACGCATCATACACAAATGTTGGTTACACGATGAATGGTCTTGAACTTCAATTCCAACCAGATTTTGGTGAAGTTCAGGTTGATCAAATTCTTGACGTTGCTAAGCTATACAAGCAAGGCATGCAGGTAAATCTTGCTACAGCTTTTGCTGAGGCTACACTTGAAAATCTTTTGTTGGCCCTTGCGTATAGCGATTCACAACTCTCTGGTACAAAACTATCTTCTTCAGGACAGGTCTTAAATCTTTCCGCAGGTGAAATTGGTGAGTGTCCAGTAGAGCGTGGTATCGTTGCAGTCGGACCAGGAACAGGTGATTGCGAAGACTCTGCTTATGTTGAGCGTGTTTACACAGCATATCGTGCTCTCTCAATTGAGAATGTAACCGTTTCTGCAAAGCGAGATGAGGCTTCAATGTTTGAAGTTTCTTTCCGTCTTCTTCCAGAAGACACTTCGGGCTCTTATGGCAAGATCGTAGATCGTGCTTGGGGAGCAGGAACCGTCTAATCTAGAATTAGATTAATACTTAGCCCGCTTCTTCGGAGGCGGGCTTTGTTGTATGCTAAAATAGTGTAGGGGTAATATGGCAACCAAAATATATTCAACTAAAAACATTTATTTATTTGATGGAACAGAAGTAGAAATATCTCCATTAAAAATAAAATATTTAAGAGAATTTATGGATACATTTTCATTAATTAAAGAAGCCAAAGATGATGATGAATCTATTGCTGTTATTGTTGAATGTGTCAGAATTACCATGAAGCAGTTTTATCCACAAATATCAAAATCCGTAGAAGACATTGAAGATAATCTTGATATGCCAACCATTAGTATTATTCTAGAAATAGCAGCTGGTATTAAAATAGATGAAGATGGTGAAGACTCAGTATCAGATCAAGTCAAAGATAATGAAGCAGCCAGCTCATGGGAAAATATAGACTTAGTAAAGCTTGAATCAGAGGTATTTACTCTGGGCATATGGAAAAACTATGAAGACTTAGAATCTTCTTTATCTCTATCAGAATTAATGACAATCTTATCTAGCAAAAGAGAGCTTGATTATGAGGAGAAAAAGTTTTTTGCTGCAATACAGGGGGTAGATCTAGATGCTAATTCTGATCGTGGACAGAAAGAATGGGAAGACATGAAGGCTAGGGTATTTAGTGGCGGTAAAGCAAAAGACTCAAAAGATGTATTATCGCTACAAGGACAGAATGCACAAAAATATGGTTTTGGTATAGGCATGGGCTTAGAGTATGAAGATTTAACCTAGTCTTTGTGATATAATTTATATAACCTAAATGGGAGGAAATAATGGCAACAACAATACATGAGGAAAAGACCCTTGTTCTAATTGATGGAACAGAAATCAAGGTTCGTCCTCTAAAAATCTCTCTTCTTCGTCCTTTCTTGAAGAAGTTTGAAGGAGTTGCGGCAGTGGCGGAAGACAATGAAAAGTCAATGACTCTTCTTGTGGAGTGTGCACAAATTGCTATGAGGCAATACAAACCAGAAATTGCAGATGATCTAAATAAGCTTGAAGAGCTTTTGGATCTTCCTACAGTCTATAAGATTGTAGAAGCTGCTTCTGGTGTCACACTTGGTGCAATGCCAGACATGCTCAGTTCCAACGAGTAATACAACTTAAGATGAGGTGAATAATTGGCTGATGTAAATGCCGAAATTGGCGTAAGTATTGATACGTCTAGTGCATTAGCACAGCTTAAATCTCTTCAAAGAGAGATAGCAAGGTTTCACACCTCAGTAGCAAAAAGCAGCGACGCAGCTGCACTAGCACAACGTGATCTGCAGAAGAACTTCCTTAATGGCGTAAATGCTATTCAGGGGTTCTCTGCAGAATTACGAACAGTTAAAACAACAGCAGAAAACTTTACAACATCTTTAGAAAAAAATAAGTTTTCAATGCGGGAATACTTCCGCTATGCAGGAGCATCTACAAAAACATTTGGTAGATCATTCACTGCAGAATTTGATACCATAAATAAAGTAGCAGTAGAAAATGTAAAGAGACTCCAGACACAGTACATCAAGATGGGTCGTGATGCAAATGGCGCTATGAGAGCCATTGCAGTTATGCCAACCCAGCTAGACATGTCTAATCTTACTACACAAACACAGATAGCTGCACAGAGACAGGCAATATTCAATCAACTTGTTAAACAAGGATCTACAAATCTTCTAAACTTTGGTAAGAATACCCAGTGGGCTGGTCGCCAGCTCATGGTTGGTTTTACTATTCCATTAATTGGTCTTGGAACTGCTGCAGTAAGAACATTTATGGATATGGAAACTGCCACAATTAAATTTAGGAAGGTATATGGAGATTTATTCACTCCTACAGAAGAAACACAGCAAGCTCTTGCCTCAATACAAGAAGTTGGTAAAGAGTTTACAAAATTTGGCATTCAAGTTGCTGATACCGTTTCATTAGCAGCAGATGCAGCTGCAGCAGGTTTTTCTGGAATAGACTTACAAAGACAAGTAACAGAAGCGACAAGACTTCAGGTTCTTGGTCAAATTGATCAGCAAAAAGCATTAGAGACAACTATATCATTACAAAATGCTTTCAGAATGTCATCTGAAGATCTTGCTGAATCTATTAACTTTTTAAACGCAGTAGAAAACCAAACAGTTGTTTCACTTGATGATATTACAACTGCTATTCCAAAAGCAGCACCTATTGTTCGTGAGCTTGGTGGAGATGTTAAAGATTTAGCATTCTTTATGGCAGCCATGAAAGAGGGTGGCATTAATGCATCAGAAGGAGCTAACGCATTAAAGTCAGGTCTTGCATCTTTAATTAATCCAACAGATAAAGCAAAAGGCATGTTGATGGATATGGGAATCAACATTGATCAAATTGTAGAAAGTAATGTTGGTAATCTAAAAGCAACAGTTATTGAGTTTGCTAGAGCTCTTGATGGTTTGTCTAATCTACAAAGACAAAGAGCAATTGAGCAATTATTTGGTAAGTTCCAGCAAGCACGTTTGTCTGCATTGTTTGATAACGTAATTCGTGACGGTAATCAGGCATCACGTGTTCTTGATTTGGCGAATGCATCTGCAGCAGATCTTGCATCAACAGCTGAAAAAGAATTAGGAATCACTGCAGACTCTGCAATG